AAAAGATTTGATTGGTATTCCTTGGAGAGTCGCATTTGCCTTGCAAGCAGATGGTTGGTATCTTCGTAGTGAAATCATCTGGCATAAACCTAACCCAATGCCAGAGAGTGTGAAAGATAGACCGACCCGTGCGCACGAACAAATTTTCTTACTCACTAAAAATGAAAAATATTATTACGATGCAGAGTCTATTAAGACTGAAAGCAAACCATCGGGAACCAGACAAACTCCACACAAGAGAACAACTCAAGATTGGGAAGATGGTTCGGGTCTTCAAGCACATGGTGGTTTCGATAAGGAATACACCAAAGCAAACAAAAGAGATGTGTGGAGTGTTCCCGTCAAGTCATATCCCGGTGCGCACTTTGCAACTTACCCAACAGAATTAATTGAGCCGTGTGTTCTCGCTGGATGTCCAGTTGATGGTACGGTTATAGATCCATTCAGTGGTGCAGCAACTACGGGTGTTGTCGCGTGTCAAAAGAATAGAAACTATATTGGTATTGAATTGAACCCAGAATATGCTAAACTATCAGAAGACAGACTTTCCAAGGAGGCAGCACTTGAAAACTTCTTCGCGTGAAACATCATGATGAGACAAAATTATTATACCAATGTCAGCATGAGAGGAAAATATATCTTATGCCGTGGAATTAACAATAACGGCAAATCGTTTCAAGAAAAGATAGATTTTCAGCCCACCATGTTTGTTCCTTCTCAAAATGAAACCAAATATAGAACATTAGATGGATTTTTTGTTGAACCCATTCAGCCGGGAAGTATACAAGACACCCGAGATTTCATCAAAAAATATAAAAATATAAAAAAATTCAGTTTATATGGAAATGATGATTTTATATATCAATTCATTGGAAATAATTACAGAGGAGACATTAATTATGACTTTTCTAAAATTAAAGTGGCGACAATTGATATTGAATGTGAATCTGAACATGGATTTCCTAAACCAAACAACGCTGTAGAAAAAATAAATGCAATAACCGTTGATTTTAATGGTTGGATTTATGTGTTTGGTTTGGGAGAATTCAATCTTGCCGAATCATCATATGACGGCAAACTAAGACAATTTAAATTTAATACTGAAGAGGAACTTCTTGATTCGTTTCTTTCCACTTGGGAATTAGAATCTCCAGACATCATCACGGGTTGGAACGTTCGATTCTTTGATATTCCATATATTGTTAATCGCATTCGAGAAGTTCTTGGTGAACAGTCCATAAAGCGTTTATCTCCATGGAGGATCATTAAAGAAAGAAGCATCGTCAAGATGAATCGAGAAAACCAAACATACGAACTGGTTGGTATTGCAACACTCGATTATTATGAACTCTATCAAACATTTACTTACACAAATCAAGAATCATATCGTTTAGACCACATTGCATTTGTAGAACTTGGAGAGAAGAAACTTTCATATGATGAATACGATAGCATGTCATCATTCTACAAGAACGATTTTCAAAAATTTATTGAATATAACGTCAAGGACGTTGAATTGGTTATTAAACTAGAAGATAAAATGAAATTGCTGGAACTAGCAATATCTCTTGCATACACAGCAAAGGTAAACTTCTCAGATGTCTTTGGACAGGTCCGAATGTGGGATTGTATCATATACCAATATTTAATGGAACATAATGTTGTAATTCCACCAAAAACATCAAGTAAAAAAGACACACAATATGCAGGTGCATATGTGAAAGAACCAATTGTCGGAATGCACGATTGGGTTGTGTCGTTTGATTTGAATAGTTTGTATCCACACCTTATCATGCAGTATAACATTAGTCCTGAAACAAAAATAGATCAACCGCAAGACTTTATGATCACACCAAATTCTATACTCACAAATACAAGTGGTTTAGTTCCCGATGCAATTAAAGTACATACTAATAAAAATTATTCTGTTGCTGCAAATGGAACATGCTACACAAAGGAACATCAGGGGTTTCTTCCTGCGCTCATGGAGAAGTTGTACAAAGAACGTAAGATGTATAAAGGCAAGATGATTGAATGCCAAAAGAAACGACAGGAAATTATGAAATCAAATACTGTTGCGATGGGCAAGGGATTGATGTGCCAGAAACTTGATAAGGAAATTGCCAAATATAATAATTTTCAGTTGGTGAGAAAGATTCAACTCAATTCCGCGTATGGTGCAATTGGAAATGAATGGTTTAGATATTACGACACTGACTTAGCAGAGGCAATTACTTTATCTGGACAGTTGAGTATTCAGTGGATTGCAAACAAATTAAATGAGTTTCTAAACAAAACAGTAGGCACGGAGGACTATGATTATGTCGTAGCATCCGACACAGATTCTGTCTATTTACGTCTTGGAAATTTAGTGGAGAAAGTTTGTCCCAACAAAACCGAGAAGGAAGTGGTTGAATTTCTTGACAAAGCCTCTAAGGAAATTATTCTACCTTTTATCGAAAAACAATACGATGAATTGTCGGATATAATGAACGTATATGAAAATAAGATGGTCATGGATAGGGAGTGTATAGCAGACAAGGGAGTTTGGACTGCAAAGAAAAGATACATGATGAGGGTTCATGATTCGGAGGGTATTAGATATGAAACGCCCAAGATTAAAATAATGGGGATAGAAACTACAAGGAGTTCTACTCCACGAGTTGTAAGAGATTCATTAAAAGAAGCAATCAACCTAATTCTTACAGCAGACGAAGATGAAGTAATTGAATTTATTGAAAATTTCAAAGAAAAGTTTAATACCTTTGACCCAGAAGAAATTGCATTTCCTCGTGGCGTAAATGGGATGAATAAATATTCAGATATGAATATGATTTATCGAAAATCAACACCAATCGCCGTGAAGGGTTCTTTGATATACAACTATAATTTAAACAAATTGAAATTGGGAAAGAAATATAGAAAAATTACTGATGGGGATAAGATTAAATTTTTACATCTCATTAAGCCAAATCCACTTGGAGGAGTTGCAGGACAAGATCAAATAATTGCTTTCCCCAATAGTCTTCCAAAAGAATTTGGTCTCAAAGAGTTTATTGATTATAACAAACAATTTGAAAAATCATTTCTGGAACCCATTAAGAATATTTTAGAAAAAATAGGATGGAACCACGAACACGTTTCAACACTTAAAGGATTTTTCGTATGAAGAACACATCTAAAGTTTTTATCATAGAGATTTTAAAAAAAGAATTAAACGAGAAACGAAATTCATTAAAAACATTTGCAAATGATAAAGATTGCCCCATTACAATATACGAAAAAGCATTAGATAAATGCAGCAATATAGAATATGCTATAGAACAAATGGAGAAATTATCATGACTGATTTTTTAAAAGGTATAATTAAGAATTCTGGTAACGTCTATGCGGGCATTGCGTCCGATGGTATCGATGGTTCGGATGTGAAGGGATTTGTCGATACCGGTTCATATGCATTCAATGCTTTATTGTCGGGTTCTCTTTATGGGGGGATTCCCAATAACAAAATCATGGCACTAGCAGGAGAATCGGCAACTGGTAAAACTTATTTTGCTCTTGGAATATGTAAAAAATTCATGGACGATAATCCAGATGGGGTAATTCTCTACTTTGATACAGAACAAGCAGTAACATCAGATATGATAAGTGAACGGGGAATGGACACAAAGAGGGTTGCAATTTTCCCCGTTTCCACCGTTGAAACGTTTAGGCATCAAGCGATTAGTATTGTTGATAGTTATATTGAGAATAAAGACAAGAAGCCAATATTGGTTGTTTTGGATTCTCTTGGAATGCTTTCCACCGAAAAGGAAATGTCTGATACCACAGAAGGTAAAACAACCAGAGACATGACTCGCGCACAAGTAATCAAAGCAACCTTTCGTGTCCTAACTTTAAAGTTAGGAAAGGCAGGAATTCCACTAATAATGACTAATCACACATATGAGATTATTGGCGCATATGTTCCAATGAAAGAGATGGGCGGTGGCTCTGGTTTAAAATATGCTGCTTCTACTATCGTTTATCTTTCCAAGAAAAAAGAAAAAGATGGAACAGATATTATTGGTGGTATTATTAAATGTAAACTTTTTAAGGGAAGATTCACCAAAGAAAATAAAGAAGTAGAAGTTCAGTTGAATTATGATACTGGTCTCAATCCCCACTATGGTCTTGTCCCAATCGCAGTTAAATATGACATTTTTAAAAAGGTATCAACTCGCATTGAACTTCCAAACGGAAAGACTGCTTACGAAAAACAAATAAACAATGATCCAGAAAAATATTTCACAGAAGATGTAATGGAAAAACTAGAGGAAGCAGTTGCAAAGGAGTTCAAATATGGTAACATATCAGACACTCAAGAAAACAAGAAAGAAGAAAATGAGCAGATATAAATTTGATACCACAGATACTTCCCAAGAAAATTTACCAATTACCATCACCGAAGGTAAATATGTAAATATGACATATCGATACAACAGCGTTCAGTTTAAAGAAGATGAGGATCAAATGAAAATGATTTTCAAATACGATATCATCAACAACCCAACAGACATGACCATTGAAGAACTAGATGAAAGTGAAGAAGTTAGAAATCTGTTGGGTGATTTACTTTTAGAAATTTTTGATGATGAACTTGGTCGCGGAGACGATTTCCTTAGAGAAACAGATTATGATTGAACATGTGATTCTTGAGAATTTAATAAACAATGACGAATATTCTAGAAAGGTCATTGTGTTTTTAAAGAATGAGTATTTTCACTCAAAGAAGGAAAGACTCATCTTTAACTCCATTAGAAACTTTTTCAACGAATATAATAATCTCCCATCGAGAGAATCTATTCTTATAGATATCGATAAAGACAAGAGTGTAACAGAGTCTGAACAAAAATATATTACTGAATTAATCGAACAATTTAACTCTTCCGATGATAAACCAAATTTAGATTGGTTGCTAAAAGAAACAGAACAATTTTGCAAAGATAAGGCGATCTATAATGCAATCATGGAATCGATTACCATCATCGATGACAACTCGTCAAGCAAGACAGAGACAGCAATCCCACACATCCTTTCGGACGCACTCTCGGTCTCCTTCGACACCCACATCGGACACGACTACATCG